GGCTCAAGTCCCAGCAGCCGGACCTGGTCAAGGACATCAACCTGACCTCCCCGGTCGGCACCGGCCTGGTCGCCTTTGACTTGGAGGCCCCGGCGAAGGTGCTCGCACCGCGCCCGACGCCGCTGCGCAACTCGATCCCCCGGATCAAGGGCAACGGCACCAGCCACCGCTTCAAGGTGATCTCAGGGTTCACCGGTTCCGGTACCGGCGGTGTCGGCAACATCCACCCCGGCATCCTGGACACCACGCAGAACAACTTCGCCCCGTCGGGCGCCTCGCAGTCGCTGTACTACGCCCGCGGCCCGAAGATCTCCTACGCGGGCTCGGACGTCGTGCTGCCGTACTCCCAGTTCAGCATGAGCGACGAGGTGACCTGGTCCGCGCAGTACGCCGGCCAGGGCTACCAGGACATCCGGCAGCTCTCGCGCACCAGCCTGCTGTACGCCTCCATGCTCATGGAGGAGCGGATGCTGCTGATGGGCCGCGGCACCGCGTCCGGGTACGCCGGGGCGCTCGCGGCCCCCACCGGCACGTCGCTGGTGGACAACACGCTGGGCACCGGGCAGGTCGCCCTGACCGGGTACACCACGAACATCTACGTGTACGTCACCGCGGACGCGGGTGCGTTCGGTGAGTCCGTCGTCAGCACCGTGGCGACGATCGCGCCGACCGGCGGCCACAACGTGGTGCTGCGCCTGACCGACGTCCCGCAGGCCCTCGGCTACAAGGTGTACATCGGCACGGGCGCGTCGCAGCCGGCGAACTCCTCGTTCTTCTTCTACGGCCGGTTCCCGAACCAGGCCGCGAACAGCGGCGGCGCGGGCGGCACGGGGATCGTGCTGCAGGGTGCGATCCCGACGACGGGCGCGAACCCGCCCACCGCGGACACCTCGGCGTACGCGGCCGGGTATGACGGGATCCTGGCGTGGTGCATGGGTGCCTCGTCCGGCTACAACGTCAAGATCAACTCGACGTTCTCGACGAGCAACCCCGGCAGCGAGTTCCAGACCGCGTTCGCGAGCCACTACAACAGCGTGAAGGCCGACCCCGACCGGATCCTGTACAACGGCGCCGACCGCAAGCAGCAGTCCGACACCCTCAAGGCCGGAACGAGCAACAACTACTTCCTGCAGATCACGCAGGACGAGGTGCGGGGCGTCGCGCTCGGCTCCGTCGCCGTGGCGATCATGAACGAGACGACCGGCAAGCGCGTCGAGATGGAAGTGCACCCCTGGATGCCGCAGGGCGTGTGCCCGATCCTCTCCGACACCCTGCCGATCCCGGACACGCAGGTCTCCAACGTGTGGTCCGTGGTCAACGTGCAGGACCTGATGGGCATCGACTGGCCTGTCACGCAGTTCGCGTACGAGTCGTCTAGCTACTGGTTCGGCACAATGCTTTGTTATGCACCGGCTTGGAACGGGTGCATTTCAGGCGTGACCGCCGCGTAGCAGTGTACTGACGCGGCTGCGCAAGTACTGCGAGCGCAACGGTCTCGCCTGGCCGTAGCCGCTTGCACACCCGATCACGAAGGCCCGACACCGGTGCGGTGTCGGGCCTTCGTCATGGAGTGAAGTAAGGAGTCGCCCATGCGTATCGCAGCCCCCGACGGCGCGGTCGCCGGCATGGAGATCAAGGGCGCCCAGACCGGACGCGTCACCCGCTACAACGGCCGGATCATGGACGTCGACAACGCGACACACGCCAAGGCACTGATCGCCGAGGGCGCGTTCCCCGTGTCCCTGACCGGCCGCACCCGCCGCGAGATCGGCTACCGGTGCGGGTCGTGCGGCTTCGGATCGTTTGTGACGACATGCAGCCGCTGTGGCGGCCAGTGCGAGAAGGAGTCCTGAGATGCCACCGCGCGCACGCAAGGCCGCCGACGCGAAGCCCGAGGCCGACGAACTGCCACTCGTCGAGGGGCAGGCGGAATCGACCGGCGGCGAGGCGCAGCCGACGCAGCCCGGGGCCGAGCAGGTCGAGAGCAACGAGCAGGTGACCGAGCCCGCCGCGGCGCAGGAGCCCGCCGACACACCCGGCGCACCGAGCGGACTGACCTACCACTGGGAGTCGGTGAACGGCGACGGCTCCGAGCCGTGCCGCCACTGCCCGCCCGGCACCCCGCCGCCCGGCGCCGGATCCTACGGCTGCCCGCACGGCCAGTGGGTGCGCGTCCTGGACGCGCCCTGATGGCCGTCATCGTCCGCGGCAGCGGCCACGCCGCAGCCACCCAGTCCTCCACCGGGCAGGACGTCCCGGCGCATCAGGTCGTGGTGCTCGGCGACGGCGAAGGCAACCTGGTCAACGCGCCGCTCGCCTCCGCCGACAGCCTGTCCGCCGGGTCCGTGCCGGGCACTGCGGTGCTGCTGTGGAACGGCACCACGTTCGACCGGCTGCGCGGATCCAACGGCGCGCCGAACGTCCTGACGCAGCCCGCGTTCAGCGTCTACACCGAGGCCCCTGTCGTCAATGGCGCGCGCCTGGCCAGCGGCAACATCGCGGGCGGGGCGATCCCCAACAACGCCAGCCTGTTCCTGGTGTCCGTCAACGTCTCGGTGTTCACCGGCGGCACCAACCTGACCTACTCGTTGCAGGTGCAGGACGCCAACGGCAACTGGGTCACGCTCGGATCCACGGCGACGATCACTGCGACCGGCACCTACGGCTTCAGTGTCGGGCCCGGGATGACGAACGGAGCGATGCTGCCCTCCGGGGACGGCAACTGGCGCGTGTCGTGGGTCGCGAACGGCACGTTCAGTGCCGTCACCTCGCAGATCGGGGTGACGGGACGATGACCGCGACGAAGCGCGGCGCCGACCGAGCACCCGCGCCCAGGCCGGGCGGGTAAGCGCATGCCGGTGACCGTGAAACTCGCGGGGCCGCGCCCGGAGAAGGTCACCCACGCGGACGGCGAGGACGCCGCGCTCGACGAGGCGGGGAACCTGATCGTCACCGCGCGGGAGGGCCGCGGCGAGCGCACCGTGGCGGGCTGGGCCGCGGGCACCTGGGTCGGCTGGGAAGTGCACGCGCCCGGCGACAACCCCTGACGGCGAACCTGACGACCGGAAGGGCGGCTGCGTTGATCACCCCGTATGTGTCGGTCGCCGCGTTCCGCGCGCACCCGACGTACCTGGACCTCGACGACCTGCGCTACGCCGACCCCTCGTCGCTCGACCAGGCCGCACAGCTCAACGACCTGCTGCTGATGTCCTCGGCGTGGGCCGACGGGTACTGCGAACAACCCCTCGCGGCGCACCAGAACGTGCAGAACCTGCGCACCCGCTTCGGCCGCGACGGCACCCTGAAAGTCCACCCGGACCACACCCCGGTCATCGCGGTGACCTCGGTCGGCTACGGCTACACGCCCACGTCGCTGACCACGTTCGCGAACCCGTCCGTGTGGAGTGAGGACGGGCGCAACCTAGTCGTCACGATCGGCGGTGGCGGCCCGTGGACCGGGTCGCTGCAGTTCGGCGCCGCCGGCGCGGGTGCGCAGGTGTACGCGCAACTCGTTTACACGGCCGGGTTCGTCTCAACGGTCCTGTCGGTCGGCGCCCCGGCCGGCGCAATGTCGTTGAGCGTCACGGACCCCACGGGCATCGTGCCGGGCGGCGTGTACCGGATCTGGGAGCCAGGCGCGGAGGAAAGCGTCACGCTGTCCTCCGCGTTCACCCCGCCGGCGGTCAGTGTGCCGCCCGTTCCCACGGTCGTACCACTCGCGGCGCCGACGCTGTTCGCGCACACTGCGGCCCAGGACTTCACGAACATGGAGCACGATACTCGGCTCGCGATCGTCAACTACACGGTCGCGCAACTGCTGCGCCCGGACACCGCGGCTGAGGACGCCTACCCGGACTCGCGCATGGCGTCGGGCACCCGGCAGACCGACTCGCGCAAGGACGGGTCCGGTTTGATCGACGAGGCCGAGCGGCTGCTGGAGCGGTTTCGCAGGGTCCGCTGACAGTGCCACACCGGATCGAACCGCAGGTCTCGTGACGCCGGACGGGGGCGGCTGGTGTCGATTCAAAACGTCCTGGACGGGATCTGCCAGTACTTCGGCGGACCGTTCGACGCGGCCACCCGCACCTACCGCTCCTCGCTCGTGGACGGCGTCGGCGTGGTGCGCCGGGCCTGGGCGAAACGCGACAACCACGCCGACTACTTCAACGGCATGCCGCCCGGCACCCGCACCGGCAGCCAGATCGTCGTGCACATCGCGCACCAGCGCGAGACCCGCAAAGCCGTCGGCGGAGCAACCAGCGGCGTCAAGCGGGTGGCGTACACGGTGGTGCTGCACTGCTACATCCGCTCCAACACCCCGTTCGCGGAGGACGCGCAGGACGACGTGTACGCGCTGCGTGACGCGCTGGTGGCGCGGCTGCGGCAGGACCGCACGCTCGGCGGCGCGGTGTTCCAGGCCGGTGAGGCCGTGGACGGTGAACTGTCCTGGATCGAGTTCGAGTACGGGCAGGCCGAAACCAAGGACGAACTGACCAAGAACTACCTGTCCATGCAGTTCCCGGTCACCGAGTACGTGTTCGCCTGAGATGGCCGGCCGTCGCAGGCATGGTGCGCGCAGGCATCAGGCCCGCAGGCACGAGTCCGCGGACGCCCGCAAGCGGCTCTCGGCGCGGGAGAAGGGCCGCAAGCATCCGCACAAGGGCAGTCACGCGCACCGCCGTCACCCCGGGCAGCGGCACCCGGCGCGACGGCACACTGCGCACCGCCGCAAGGCGCTGAAGCACCCGCACCGCGGGTCACACGCCAAGCACCACCAGCGGCGCAAGGCGACCCGGCACCGCCGCGCGGTACACCGCGCGACGCGCCACCACGCCACGCCGCATGCCCGGCGCGAACGCATCCGCCCCTCCCGGTTCACCCACGGACACACCCGCCTGCACTCCCGGTTCCGCAAAGGCCGACGCATCCGCGGCATGCGCTCCCCGTTCGCCGCCGGCCGACGACACACCCGCGCCTGGCGCTGAGCCGGCACGACGCCCCTGCCCCCTTCCGTCCGCCAGCCCGAGAGGGAGGCCGCCGCATGCCCCCGCGCACCCGAACACCCACCCCGGCGCAAACCGAGACCCGAGCGCCCGACGGCGAGCAGCCCGAACCAGGCCGCGGCGGATGGTTCCGCAACACCGGCGCCACCGAGCTCACAGTCCTCGGCGACGGCGTCACCGCCGTGCTCGCGCCCGGCCGGATCACCGCGCTGACCCGCACCCCCACACACCGGGACCTCGCGCCGGCCACCGAAGCGGACTTCCTCGCCCAGCAGGCCGCCGACAGCGCGCCCGAACCCGGCACCGACGAGACGGAGGCGTAACCCGCCATGGCCGGCCCCACCACCTTTCCCTCCGTCAAACGGTTCGTGGGCTTCGCGAAGGAGACCACGCCCGGCACCCCGGTCGCCCCGGTCGCGTACATGCCGGTGACGAAGTTCGACTGGAACGACAAGCCAACGTGGCTGGATGACAAAGGCCTGCGCGGGGTGATGGCGGACGACTCGTTCAACGTCATCCAGGGTGTGCAGCTCGGGGAGATCGACTTCGAGGGGCCGGTGTTCGCCGACGAACTGGGCTACCTGATCGGCAACATCATGGGCGCCGACGACACCACCGGCGCGTCCGCCCCGTTCACGCACAAGTTC